CTTGTAAAAAATGTAGTGCTGAATTTTCTAAAAAATACACAACAGAAACCCTTAGAGGTAGAATATCGTCATTGGTCAGAGTATCAAAACAAAGAAGTAAAAAACTAGGAATACCCTATGATATATCCATAGAACATATAGAAAATTTATGGAGGTTACAAAATGGTAAATGCTCTTATACAGGTATAGATTTGAGTATTAGGGGTGACTGGCAAGTTTCAATTGAACGAATAGACCCGTCAGGTGGTTATATAAAAGATAATGTATGTTTAATATGTCTTGAACTTAATGTTCATTATCAATGGAATATTGAAAAAATAAACCAATTCAAGTCTCTACCAAGATGGAAAGGAGTTAATGTAGCCTATCAAGATCTTAAATATTTACGAAAGAAAATGTATTCTTCTCGAAAAAGAGCCAAAGATTGGGAAGTCAAGAAAAGGTTCATGGATGATCACAAGTGCGACTTAACTTTACAGTCTCTTTTTTCAATTCTTGTTAAACAAGAAGGATTATGTGCTTATTCTGGTATAGTTATGACACATGTACCAAATGACGATCGATCAGTATCTATAGAAAGAATTGACCCAAGGAAAGGTTATTATCACGGCAATATTGTTCTGGTGTGTCAAATTTTCAATGTTGGTGATCACCGAGTAGAAAATAATGATGTGTATGAAACTTACCCAGTATGGAACAAAGAAAAGTGCGGATTTTTCTTGGAAAAATAAGACAAGTCTCTAACAGAAATGGACTTTAAATCCGCAATGACCGAGTGGGTCGGCCTCAAGGCCCAGTTGGCGGCGGCGCGCAAAGATCTCAGTGTCCTCAATGGACGCGAGAAGGATCTTCGCGCATTCGTCACGAAGCATATGAAGGAAAACGAAATTGACACCGTGAAGATCCAGGACAAGGTCAAGGTCAATTTCAAAACGAAAAAGACTAAGGCGCCAATCACCAAGGATGTCATCAAGAAGGGTCTGGGCTCTTATTTTGGCGGAAATGAGGCCCAGGTGGAAGGGGCGTTCCAGGCGATCCTGGATGCCGCTCCAATCAAGGAATCTGACGGCGTCATGGTGACGGGTCTGAAGGCCATGCTTGAGGCTTAGAGCTGTGGGTCTTTTGTAAAATAAGTAGAAACCATGGGCCAGGGTGACGAGTATTCTCGTGATGCCTACAATTATGATCTTGCATACGATTCGGAAGACTCGGATGACATTGATCACGATCTCCATCCCGAAGACTGGCAGGATATGTACTCCCAGGAGCTTCTAGATGGTTGGATGAAGATTCGCGAATACACAGAGTACAATTACATGAACCTCAAGGCGACTTTCCCCGATTTTGTGGATCTCGTCCTCGATCCCAGCCGGTGGTACCAGGTGAGCGAGACGCACATTGACCACCGGATCATGTGGAACCTCGTGCGGGACGCGCCCGTGATTTCAGATCGCGTCCAGGCTGAAAATTTCTTCGGATGGGCGGAAAATTATATTGGATATTTGTAAAGATGTTTGACGTTACCGGCCCCAAGGTGCTGCTCCCAGCCGTCCTGTTCGCCGTCCTGAGCCCCGGTATGCTGCTGGCCCTGCCCCCAGGCGCTGGTCGGCTGGTCCAGGCTGTTTTCCACGCCCTGGTTCTGGCCCTTGTGTACTGGGCGATTGCCAAGTTTGTGCTGAAGATCAGCCTGACCACGGCTGACCTGCTGGTGCCAGCGGTTCTGTTCGTGCTGCTGACCCCAGGTCTGCTGCTGACGATCCCACCCAAGAACGGCGGTCTGCTCCTGTCAGGCCAGACCTCGGCGATGGCCGTTGGCGCACACACCCTGGTGTTCGCCCTGGTCTTTGCTTTCCTGCGCGGCCAGTACCCCAAGTATTATTAGAATAAAATTATAGAATGGTCCGGTGCCTCGCCATCGGTCCAGGAGCCATGGGCTTCTTCCTTTATTTAGGAGTAATTTCAAAACTAAAACATGAAGGCCAACTCGATAACCTTGAGGAAATCTCAGGGGCGTCGGCCGGAGGCCTTTTAGGCTTCCTGTTTCTCGCGACGAAAGGGGACCTTGCAAAGGTTCTTGATTACGCTCTCGACGTACCCGTGAAACAGATTATGAAACCAAATTTAAAAAATTTTATGAAAAATTATGGTCTCGTGACTCCTATGAAAATTCGGAAGGTTCTTTCCGAAGCCTGTTCTAAATTCATAGGCCAACCTGACATCACATTTGAGGAGCTGTACGCGTGGCACCCCATCAAGTTCCACGTATCTGCTTATTGCGTGGACTTGATGAAGACTGACTATTTTTCTGTAAATTCCACTCCAAAATTGAGCGTCATAGACGCGGTCAGTGCGACCATCGCAATTCCTTTTCTTTTTTCAACCGTTAAAATCGGAGAATGGACCTACATTGATGGCGGTGCGGCCGAGACGACCCCTTCAGGTCCATTTTTGGCCAAAAATGATGTCCTCGCCATGAAGATAGGTTGGTCCAGACCCGCCCCAGTCACGGACCTCAAGTCTTATGCCACTGGAATTCTCTATTCTACTATGAAATTGAGAGCCGTGTATGAGCTCCCGACCCTTGATCTGGATATAGGGGACCAGGACGTGTTCGACTTTGGTGCGTCAAATGATGGGAAGCTCAAGATGTTCATGAAGGGCCACGCCACCAATTTTTCTTGATAAAGGGTAAATGAAGTCGGCCCTGCGTTCTAGCCACGTTCGTCGTATCACTCGCCGCGTTATCCGCGTGACCCGTAGTGACGGCACCAAGTACTCGTACGTCCGCAAGTCGGGCCTGAGCCGTGTGTCCGCCGTGCCCGCCAAGGATGTTGGTGCGGCTGGCAAGAGCACCAAGGTGATCGGCAAGCTCAAGGGCGGTATGCTTACCAAGTACGGCTACCACCCAGTCGAGGCCAAGACCAACCGCCACAAGGCGCTCAGCATGGGTATCAGCAAGGGTGAGAAGCCCCTGTCGGTCATGCGCCGCCTGATTGCGATCAGCACGCTGACCAAGCGGACCCTGCCCCGCGCGTCCCGCATCTACAAGCAGGACGCCATGTGGATCCGCAGCAAGTACGCCAAGTCTTTCGGGCGGAAATAAATATACATGTAAATGTTAATGAGTAATAATGGAGGAACTTGTACAGGAACATTTCTCCGCCAAGGGCCAACAAATACATGTTGGTTTTTAGCCGCGTTGAATCAATTTCTATTGACGCGTCATGGTAATCGGATACTTTTCAATGCTTTGGTGAAATACGTCAATACAGAATTGAAATCTGATACAGGACGACGCGATCTGCTCAAACCAAACACCACGTGTCCAATGTATGGTAAACTACACAGTAAATTCAATTTTTATAAATTAATATACCATTATTTTAATAATACTCCTCAGATCGTTGGTGATCCTAGAAGGCTGGTGCAAAATATCAATCGCACCCGACGGGGGGTGGAACCCATTTTAGCTAATTGGGGACGTACACCTGGTGTTATTAAATCAATTCTAGACAGACTTTCAATTACAAATTACAATTCACGTGTTATTAATTCAGGTACTAATAATCTCACAACATCCCAACCTGATGTACCTTTGCCCGATTTTTATTTAATCACACCCAACACAACTCAATGGCGGCCACATTCAATATCCACCTCTTTATTAGGGCCCGACTTTTATCTAGGTGCAGCTTATATTAATTTAGTAATCCGTCCCCAACATGGCGCGCCTAAAGGTCATTCCATCTGTGGAATTAAATGCGGAGGTAATTATTACATAGTAGATTCAAATTCTCCTACAATTATACCATGCGACTGGCGCGATGTTCGTAATATAAATATAAATGGACAGTTATTAAGTATTTATGCAAGTGGTCAATCGCAAATAATAATCATAGAATCTTCCATAAATGATGTAATCTATTGGCGCAAAAATCTCCCTACTATTCAATCAACCAATATTACACAACTGAAAAATTCTTTGAGAATTAATACTAAAACTGAATCTTTCACACAGGAAATCGCAAGGGCGAGTTCAAAATGGGAAGGATATAAAATGGCATTTTTCAACGGGGATGCAAATGGTGTGTTGAGAGCAAGTTTCTTGATATCGTATCTCCTTTTCAAGATTGAATTCGCTACTATAATTAATTATCCATGGAGGTTTGATAATCTTCAGCAAGTAAAAGCGGCTATTCCCAGACTTCGCGACGCTGTATCATCACCCAATGCAGCCAAACAGATAGGGTTCAATTATAAAAATGCAGGAAATCCTCCCGGGTTTGGACGCACGCCAAGTTTTTACAGTGCAATGATGCTTTTGAAAAATAATGCCATGAACTCCCTCATCAAAAATGGAAAATGGGTGGACATTAATACTCCTGAATACGAAGCGGCTGAAAATAATATGATCGCAATGGTATCCTCACGAACAAATCTCAGCGGAGGTGGAAATTTCGCAACTGCTATGCGAGCAAGTAATTGGAAGAGTATATTCAAATACACTTCTTATTCACCTGGATCTAAACTCATAGAGTCATTTTTCTTTCACTCAATGGCGATGTTCGGTTGGTGGGGATTTTATGGTATTAGAAAAAGTTCAACCAATACAAATATCAATCCAAACTCGCGTGGTTTCATCCCAACTGAACGTCCTGGTTCGTGTAACGTAGCCGGTCTATTGAATATGTATATATGGAAAAAAATGGGCAAACTTGATGACCTTATTTATATTGCCCATGGAAGAACACAGGTGGCTACAGCTGGTCAGATTAATGCGATTACTGCTACACGTACCGCAGGCGTTGACGATGTCCAATTTTGTCATCATGGGTGGCAACTCGCTGGTAATCGCCCAAATCGTTATGCTGGTGCTGCAACAAGTAATATGCCCAATATGGGTGGGCGATGGTGGCAGCGCACTTTATACAGCCATTCGGACGCGTTCGATGTACTAACACTTGCTCCAATTTTCCGGAGTATTCAACGGCTTCGCAGACAGGATCGTGAAGGAAGGGCGCAGTTTGTAAAGACGCTCGTCTCATCTCTAAACACGAGAATAAAAGACTTTCTGGAGAACCACCTTATGAGTACTTTACCTCGTAATATTCAAAATATATCAGGTGAAATGACTTCACAAAATATATTACCACGACGGACGGTGCGTGCGCCCGCGCCCCCCCCTCCCACTCGTCAACCAGCACGGGTTAATAATGCACTGCGGGCACGAGTTGCTGCCCAATCTAATGCAGCGGCGCTCCGGAGACGGCAGGCATTGGTCCCAGTTAATATAGCCACCGTTCGTTCTCCATCCGCTAATCTCAATAAATGGTTCAGAAATCACAATCTGCCGCCTCCAAATGATACTGGTCTCACGAGAAAAAACTGGCTCGTGGACCTGGCCGAATTTAACGCAACTGAAAATGTGCGTTCACGCGCAAAAAAACTTCTGCAAAATCTGACCCGACAGGCGAACCAACGTCAAGCTCCGGCCCGACAGGCGAACCAACGTCCTCCAAACCTGAACCTCACACAGTTTGAACGGGCTAACACGACTTCTGTTTATAACTCAGCTAAAAATTTAATTAGAACTCTCAAATCAAAAAATTATAAACAATTGAATGTCAAGGAAAAAAATGCAAAATTAATTCCGTGGTTGGGTCATTTATTCAAAAATAATTTACCAGCAATGCGCAATTTCGCAGCGCGGTTACCATACGAAAAAACCAATATAGATTCACTTAGAGGTGAATCAATAAACAAGAATTGGAACAAAAGTACAAACCGCGTCAAGAGACTTTTATGGTCCGTGTCCAAACGCAACTCCAGTTAAACCCACTCCACCGGGTCCCAAATCCCATGGATCGCTGGACCCATAGGGAAAAAAGGTTCAATAGACCATTCACCTGTATGACTCAGCAAGTCCATGAGGATGTGAAAAGTATAAATCTTTCTGGCTTTTGAATTTTGAATTAAAATTAAAAACCATAAAGAGTGGGGCAGCTTGTAGAACCATGTGTATGAGTACCAGTTTTTTATCACCCGCCAAGGCGTGTTCGGATCCACGAACGCCCCCCCGGGTGACAAAAAAAGCGCCATGGGCAAGTCAGGGGCTATCGCCCAAAAGGCATCCTCCAAACCTAAACGTCCAAAGTACATCCTTGTGGTGGCCAAGTGCCCAAGCCAGAGCATCCCTACTTAAAACTAATTTTAATTCAAAATTCATGGAGCCCATCCTCCGTGAGATTTCGGATGAAATTTGGACGTCCCTCGGGCCGGGCTACAGCGAGTCCGTGTACCACTGCGCCTTTGAGGTGGCTCTGAGGGCCCGGGGTCTCTACTACGAGACGGAACGGATTGTCCCCGTGTTCTTTGCGGGGCAGAATGTGGGTCACGTAAGGGCCGACCTCATCGTGGATCGCAAATACGTCATAGAGCTCAAGTCGGTAAGCAAGCTCAATGAGACTTACCGAATTCAGACCCAAAATTACCTC